TACCAACTAAGAAGACCAAGGTTACAACGACCTTGGGTGACCAAGTGATAACCATGTATGGCTCACCTAAGATTGGGAAGAGCACCTTCGCTAGTCAGTTCCCGAACGCACTGTTCGCGGCGACTGAGCCTGGACTCAACCACCTTGAGGTGTACCAGGTTCCGATAGCGGACTGGGCTGAGTTCACACAGGTGTGCGCTATCATAGCGAAGGACCCTCGACAGATAGAGACCTTCGTCATTGATACCATCGACATCCTGTATGAGCAGGTCAAGGCCCACGTTTGTGGGTTGGCTGGGATACAGCATCCTTCTGACCTGAGCTATGGTAAGGGGTTCAGTATGGTCAACAGCGAGTTCCGTCGTGTGTTGGCTAAGCTGGGCACGCTTCGCACCAAGGATGGTGGGAAGATGGGCTTGGTTATCATTAGCCATGCCAAGGAGATTGAGGTGGACACTCGCACTGGCAAACAGATGCGGTGGGCACCGACGTTACCGGCGTCAGCACGTAACATCGTTGAGAGCATGAGCGACCTGCTTCTGTTCGCGGATGTTGAGTCTGATGGCAGCCGTGTTATCCGTACAAAGCCGTCGCCCAAGTGGGTGGCTGGTGATAGGACGGGAAGACTTCCTGAAACGCTACCTCTGGGCTACGACGAGTTGTCGTCAGCTTTCGGTGGCACGACTAAGAAGAATGGAGAGAAGAAGCAATGAGTAGTTCAATGAATTGGGATGACCTTGACTCTAGCTGGGCCGACGCTGGCGCTGATAGTGGTGACACTGGTACGGACTATGACCCCGTGCCGGATGGACCTTATGTCTGCGTGGTGGACAAGGTTGAGTTTCGGGAGTCCAAGAGTGGCAACCCTTATCTCAACTGGGTTCTGATTATCAACGGTGGATCGCACGATGGTCGGTGGCTCTTCAAGCGGAACATGCTGGCTAATGCCCAGAACATGTCGTTTTTGAAGAGAGACATTGCAGCGTGTGGTTGTTCTGTGCCTGATAAGCTCAGCGACCTTGACCTCAAGTCCCTCCTTGATCGGAAGGTGAAGATCACCAAGAAGACCAAGGGTGACTTTGAGAATATCTATATTGACAAACTGGTGTCCGAGGTTAGCGGCGCACCAATACCAGGCAAGGAGTTCGACGACGATGACATCAAATTCTAATGACGGCGACAAGAAGTTCGACCTACAGGAAGTTATGGACAGGCTGAAGGGGCCGCAGCGGCGGCTGGGCGAGCTACTTGTTGGGTTCGGCGTGCTGACTGTGAACATGGTCAAAGAGCTGGACAGTACTGGCAACGTCAAGCCCGAAACATTGGCTGAGTTTGTCAATGCAATGGGCGAGATGGTCTGGATGTGTGGTGGTGTCGAGGTCTGCAACTCCATAGAGGACGGCCAAGAGGAGAGCAGTCTTATCAAGGTGGTCCACTAATGGTAAGTGGAGCCTATAACCGCAAGAAGGGTGCAGACTTCGAGCGGGAATTGGTTCACCAGTTTCGTGACGTGATGCCGGGGGCACCTGTAAAACGGGGCCTCCAGTGTCGCGGCGCGGAGATGGCGGACGTGGACATGCCTGTCTTCTGGCCTGAGGCTAAGAGGATGAAGCGACCTAACATCAGGAAGGCTTATAGCCAAGCCGTAGGTGACTGCCCGAAGGGGAAGGTACCTATTGCTATCACCCGCGCCAACAGGGAGGAGGCGCTTGTAACCATGAGTCTCGCTGACTTCTTAGATTTCGTTGGCGAGTGGTGGATGAGCAGGAGTGAGTGATGCGTAGCAACGAGACTAAGTATCAGTGTGACAATTGCTCACGAGTAACATACAATACCCAGTCCATTGTTGGCTGGAGACAATTCAAGATATGGAGAGAGGATGATGAAGAGCCAGACTCACAAGATCTCTGCGACAGTTGTTCGCAGGCGATGGCGTCAATCCTGGGCAAGCGAAGAAGCATCGAGCGAGGTAGCTACAGAGAGCGACCAGCACAAGAGCATCTCAAAAGCCCAGACGCAGCAGACGCCGACGCTTACGCCATTGCCAGCAGAGTATCCCAGCCAACCGCCGACTAACCTATAGCAACTAAGTTCTGTTCACCGCCCATAGGAAGCCCTAGGAGGCCCCTCTTGCGCGTGTTACCCAGTCGATGACCCGAACTAACCCTTGCGCCTGGAACTGCAGCGAGAAGGGCTTCCTTGAGGTGCTGCCAGCGTACTGGGTAGTGGATGCCAACCTGCTTACACCAGAACGAGTAGACCTCATGGATGTGCTCACCGGCCATGAAGCCAACGGATGCGTCCGTGAATGGACCCTGTCTCTTGTCACCAAGGGCGGCCTCCCAGTCACGCATCACAGCACAAAGGCCGAGGTCGGCCACGAGTTCAGCGAACTGTACCTGGCTCGGCTTGGATGCGTCGAGCAGGGTCTGCCTATCGCTGTTGATAAACGGAGCAGCCAGGTCACGTTGTATATCGCGCTCCAGTAGGTGGTGGAGGAAGTGTCTGGCACCTGGCCAGCCCCTGTTCCGCTCGGTCACCAAGTTAGATATGATTGATGGGTCAAGCTTCTTGTCCTGTCTGAAGATGTTGTACCGCCGGTCACCTGGCTCTAGCCGGATAGGCATGGCGTCGTTCGACATCAAGACCATGTTGAACCAGATGGGATGCTCGTCACCCGCCTTCTGCATCCGGCGTATCATGACGTAGGGTTCCGTTATCCAGGCCTTGAGCTTGTTCAGGGTCTTGGCATCTCGGTAGCCCGAACAGGCCACCTCGTTGGCTGTGACCAGGAGGGAGCGGGTAAGTGGAGCGGGGTCAAACTTATCTTCCATCTGCCCCTGCATTATCTCGGTCATCATTCGACCGTAGATGGCACGCATGATTCCATCGGACCCCCAGAAGAACCCCTTACCGGAACCCTGAGCGCCGTGATAAACGAGCGCCGTCTTGTTTCGGTGAGCACCCTTGCCCTTGTAAAGGGTCTGGAGTGGCTTGGCGATCCAATCCATACAGTACTCAAACGATGACGCGTCCTCGCCGCATATCCAATGCAGCAACCAGGTGTACAGGTCGCAGTTACCTTCAGCAGCTTGCAACGACAGGCCCCTGAATTGGTTGAGCCAGGTGTTGCCACGCTCAATGACAACTGCCTGGGTAGAGTTCGGGTTGAAGACGATGTCACGTGCAGAGGGAAGGGCCGCTGCCATGCCCTGAGCTTCCTCGTGGTCGTAGCCAGCACCTCTTAGCCTAGAGGTCAACGCTGACCGGCCCGTAGCGTCATACCAAACACCGCCAGCCATGTAAGCAAAGCGACCACTGTCCAACTGGTAGAACTGGAAGTGACTTCGTGCTGCAGAGTTCAGTAAGGTCACTGCCTCTGGCTGGCCATACCTGTGAACACAGTCAGTAAGGTCAGTGTGGTCAGGTAGTATCACTCGCTGTGCGTTTGGGAAGGCGTTGGCAGAGCGCTGCCAGTACTGGTCACCAGCCGTGTCGGCATCCATGACCAACACCACCGAGGCAGGAGGGTCTGTGATTAGCTCAGCCGTCTTATCCCACCAGCCAGGGCTACCAGCAGCGCCGCCCGGTGAGCCTAGGATACCCCCCTCAATGTAACCCTCCTCTCGGAGGCACATCAGGAGTAGCGTATCAATCTCACCCTCCGCCACATAGAGCACCTTGGACTTGCAAAGGTTTGCCGCTACCGGCGGTGGGTCACCGAACCACACCGAGGTACCGGAAGGAAGACCAACGGCCTCGTTTGGGAGTCGGAGACTCTTGAGCTTGGCCTTGCCATGCCCAACGAAACGCCTGACTCCGCTGACTACTGAACCATGAACATCGTAAAGAGGGACAAAGAGCAAGTGCTCCTTGTGCCGTGTCCAGTACCCCTGCTTGAGACCGCTGGTCCACCCAACGAACTGCATCGCAACATCAGCAAGGGTGTCATCTCGCCAACGTCGCTTGAAATATTGAAAGCACTTCATCGATTGAGGTGTGGTTGCTTGAGCCTTTATCCATGTGGACTGCACATCAATAGGCTCTGCAGGTAGTCTCGGTCGTGACCGCTGCACGGAAGTCACGCGGGGTGGGACGTAGCGTTCGTTCCCATCAATGACCTCGCTCGTCACAGACAAGACGTCCGCAAGCCTATTGGTTCCCCACGTCTCACCGCAATTCATGCAGACCAGTGTCCCTGGATCATCAGGGCCATCACAACCAGGCGGGTAGACCATGGCGGGACCCGTTGAGGATGTCTGGTTTCTATGGGGTACGACAGGGCACGGAAGGTTTCGGACAGGGTCAGTGCCGACAACCCTGGAGATGGCAGGGTAGCCTACCTCAGTTAGCACTCTTACGATATTCATGGATGAGAAAATGACACGCCTGGAATCTGGCTGTCAAGCTGAAAGTGTTTACGCCATCTTTAGTTTCTTTCTCAGGCTTAGCGCTGCCTCTTTTCGTACATCTTTTTTACTCAGCTTCGTCTTGCCTGCCTTGTTCATGGCCATGGTAACGGCTGCCTTTCGGCTCAGCTTCTTGCCCTTTAGGCGGTGCTGCTTTATGAGGGTCTTGATGTTGTCGCGGATGACTGCATCCGACCCGCCTTTACGTAGCTGCATTACTGTCCTCCTTAGTCATCAAGACCTCTTCGCTTTCGCCTGAGCATATTCTTCGCTGCCTCCCTTCGCGGGGAGGGTGGTGGCTGCTTGTCGTGCAACCTCTTTGATGCAGCAAGCGCTTCATCTGCGGTGGCAAACGACGGGTACTTGCTCAGGCCATGCCTCTTGGCCACGGCTACGGCATCCTTGCCGGATAGCTTCTTGCCCCGAACCATGGTCGGTATCACATAATGCCTAAGGTTGCCTGGGTCGCCAAGCGCGAATGTTGCCGTAAGCACATTACTATACGACCCGTCTTTATTTTTGACAAGAGGGTGCTCACTGGGGAACGGTGGTTTAGCCATCACTGTCCTCCCTATGGTCTATGATTTCTACTATCTCAGCCTCTAGCTTTACCGTGTCAATGTTCTCAAGCAATGCCTGCCATACATGGTACAGCCCTGACTCCAAGAGGTTACTCATCGCATCAAGCCATGACTCCTGAACATAGGAAGGGAGGTGGCTCTTAGCCTCAGCCTGGAGCGCGTCAATCAATAGACCAACGACTTGCTTAGCTACATCGGGACTCACTTACTTCACCAATTCCTTGCCGTGAAGAACGGCCTTATCCTTGCCATCACACTTCACAGTGATCGTAGCAGCAGGAGAGGGAAGCTCCGGGTGTTTGGTTATCTCGATGGTTGCTTTCTGGCAGACACTGGGTCCGCATTGAATCGTACTGAAACTAAGAAAACCCACAATGAGAACAGGCAAGGCGCGGCGCATACCAACTGTGACAGAAACACCAAGCACTGCGCATACACTTTCAAAGATGGAATCAGGTACTTCATAATTGGTAAACACCGGTAGTAATACTTTGGCCAAGACCAACACGCAGATGGCGACGGCTGACTTTACGGTTAGTGACTCATGTAATTCTTTCTTCATCGTTTTAGAACCCTATCCATTTTGCGATCCATCTTCTCAAGGATACGCTGGTTGAATGATTGTTGTGTCTGTATCTGCACGAGCTTCGTATCTATCGCGGCTGTCTTAGTCTCAAGCTTCTCGACTGCAACCTCTTGTTTCTCGTTGACCTCTTCAACTCGCTCGATGTCAGACGTGTTGACTTGGACGGTGTGGTCCATGCTCGCAACGTATGTAAGGATGGCAGCGCAGGCCGCTATCAACATACCTGCTATCTTTATCCAATCGGCTGGCTTCATGCTAACTCCTCGTCAAGCAGCGGCGTGCTCCGCTTTCCAGCAGATGCAGCCACAATCGTTTTTGCCCAGGCATCTTCATGTGAAAGTGCCTGAGTTCGCAGGTAGATATAACATTCAGCAAAGGTTCCGTCACCGTGATTGAATCTGTGGTGCGCCATGATGCCGGGTTTGTGATGGTCAGCTATCTTGCCCCACCGCATTACGCCATCAGGGATACCAGGGAACTCAAGCCGCACATCGTGCCGCATCACCAACCACAGGACAAGTTTCCACAGGCTCTTCATCTGGGATTCGTATGGTAAGAGATACTCCTTCCTGTGTACCCATACACCCGTCAGAGTCTTATCCCCATCCTTGGCGTACTTAGCATAAAATGGTGAAACCACCTCAATGCCAATGCTGCGCCGGTTGTGGCCTGAGCCAGCATGAGAGCAAGCCTTCGCTGCTGGCACATGAGATGTAATCGTCCCAGCCTCATCCCGATCTATACAGTAATGAACGCCTAGCTTCCTGGCATTGAGAACCTTTACCGCTTTAGCTGTGGTGCTGGTCACTGATTCATGGATGATAATCTCATCTATCTCGGTGTACCGTCTGGAGTAAGAGCGCAACCTCGCACCCTTCTTTATCCACGACGGGTTGTCACCACCGAAGAAGTCTAAGACGTATTTCCACCAAATCATTTCTTCTTAGCAGCCTTCTTCTTAGTGGCTTTCTTCTTAGGCGCAGCCTTCTTCTTAGTGGGCTTCGCCTCGGCTGTTGCCTTACGTCGTCTAACTGTTGGTCTGAAAAACATTATCCCCTCCCTATTCAGGAACCTCGTAGGCACCTGTAACGAACCAATTTGAACCATCACTCATCACTTCAACCATCATGTAGTTGGCGTCTAGTGAATACGAAGTCGCGCCGTCTATTGTGTCTGAGCCTGACCTACCGACTGTGATCGTGCCATCGCTCGTCCCATCATCTACACGCTTGATTTTATAGATGGTGCCCCGGTCAGCATCTTCTGGAAGGCTAATTGTCACACTTCGCGAAGCAATGATAAGGAAGTCAATATCGCATTCGTAGTTGACTGTCTTGTCAACGCTGCTGACAGTCAGTGCGTTACATGTGAGACCACTTGAGACCACTGTAATTCCATCACCATTAGGAGCAATCGTGATGTCCTCATCGGCACCATCTGTAATCGTAATGCTACCGGTCGATGAGTTACCTGTCTTGAGGGTTACGTCCTGGTTACCATTCGACAGGAAGACACCCGCTCCAGAGCCAGACCCAGCCTCAATTTCACCAGCAACCGCAACATCACCAGCAAACGTACTGGATAGGTCATCACTAATCGTTAGCGCGGTAGCCAGTGCGTTCAGGCTTGAACCAGTGCTGCCAGCAGCATTGGCAGTCTTGAATACGATATTGCCACCAGCGCCTGTGCCCTTGCCTTGGCCTGCTGCGATAGTAACTGAGCCACCAGCGATATCGCTTGTTGTCCCGGCAGTCGTCGTCCCCGCTAAGATTGATATAGACTTACCCGCTACATTGTGAGCAGTTGCGTCAAAATCTATCTCCACATCTTCTGAATTGCCAAACGCAATCGAACCACCGAGAACATCCAGGACGCCGGTAACCACAACGTCACTAGCAAAGGTTGCTTCTTGCTCATCGTTGATGGTGAGGGCAGCAGTAAGAGCAGAGCCTGTGTGGGTAGATAGAATCATCTTACCCTTGGTGTCATCCGAGCTTCCGCTGTGACTTCCCTCTACCTGTGCCAGCGCAACGTCTGCATGGTCCTCGAAGATAATCTTAGACTCACAGCCACCCGCTGTGTTTTCTGCCGTGCTGTTCTTCAGTGTGACGTATGGCGCGGTGCCTGACACCTGTAATTGGGTGCCGGGAGCAACATCACCAATGCCAACATTGCCGGATGGTTTTACTGCAAACGGTAGTGCGCCTGAATCGGCACAACGGAGGCCGACATAATCGTCCGTATGGAACATCAACTCGCCGCCCGGATCGCCGCCTGAATCAACACCAACCTGAACATTGCCCTGCGATTGTGATGTCGCCGCGCCCGCAAAGGAGCCGGTGCCAATAACATCTAAGGCTACAGCCGGTGCCGTTGTGCCGATCCCCACGTTGCCGGATGGCTTCACCGCAAGAGACAAAGCCCCGGAGTCGGCGCACCGGAGACCAACATAATCATCGGTATGGAACATCAGTTCACCACCGGGGTCACCCCCTGAGTCAACGCCAACCTGAACGTTACCCTGGGATAGCGACGCCTCTGCTCCCGCGAAGGAGGCAGTGCCAATCACATCCAATGCGACTGCTGGATCTGTTGTTCCAATACCAACCTTGCCGCTACCGGCGTCGAGAATAAGGTCACGACTGCCTTCTGACTCGAGGGTCAGTGCGTCTGCGGTTTCAGTGACTTCAACAGGAAAACCTGAAATTCTAATACCAGTTCTGGTTGGCATAACTTACTCCTAACTAGCTTCCGAGGTGCTAGTAGTATAACTACCCTCGAATGTACACTTCCCGGCGCGGTACGCCTTGACCTTGACGAGCGCGGACCCAGTGACCACATCAAACTGAAGAGCCTTCCAGGCATGGTCCCATATGAGACTTCGCGGCAGGTCGGTCGTTATAAAGCCAACACCGGCTGCGTACTCAGTTGTGGTATCGTCAACCTCCCACTTCACGGTAGAGCCGTCTGCCACAACCGGCGCTCCGCTACCAGTATAGTCATCATCCAATCCAAAGATTCGGATGACTGGAGCTTGGCCCGTCGCACCGATGGCAAGCTTGATTTCCCATGTGTCACACGCATACGGTGGGATGACGCGGAAGACTTCTCCAGCCGCCACGATACACTTCTCCATATGAGGGTCTAGAAAACCCGATGTACCTGTGCCCACTCCTTGAGTGACTGATCTACCCGCTATACTAATTGTTGCCATGGTATGGCCTCCCGTTTGATGTTGCCCATGCTAGCATATTTTGCAAACCATGGTTAGAATTGATCGAACTCCTTGTCTATGTCATCAGCAATCTGCTGCTCCACGCCTGACATCTTGTCGTATCCTTGCTGCTCGAGGATATCAATAAGCTCCCGCTCTTGATTTAGAAGCTCGGACTCGTTCTCCTCGAACCAGCCAATCAACTTATCCAAATGACCCTGGTCCCTCATGGTCCTATGGAAAGCCTTCTTGAGGTGCAGAAGCTCCCGTCTGTACTCATCCTCGGTCATCTTGCCGTCCAAAACAAAGGCCTTGTAGAGGGACTTGTACTGTTTCTTATACTGAAAGAATCCACGGCGGATACCAGCGCCACCAATTATCTCTATCTTTGCGGGTGTCCAGAAATCAACGAGCATCCCACCATAAGCACCAATGCGCTCCTTTGTGAGGTCCATGGGAATGCCCTGCACCCTGACGCCACGCTTGGCTTTCTCAATGCGCTTCTCCCTATACCCAAGACCAATGAAAGTTATTGACGGAGTCCACATCTGAATGGCGTGGTCGAGGACCTTCTCTGCCTTTAGCTCAGGGCTGTCAAACGTGTCATATATCCACCGCTGAAAATGCGGGTCAAAGTTCGCTGCAGTCGCCATCATACCGAATGCAGGCATGTCACCACTAACGTTACGAAGGAACCACTCCATCCCAGTCTCCCCAGGCAGAGGCAGCCTTCGCCCAGCGGGCATGTACTTCAGGGTATCCATCGCAAGATACTTCCACTTGCCCGTGAAAATTTCAGGGAAGTGATCTGATAAGAAGACTTGGTGCTTTTTGTACTCGGGCATACCAGCAAGCCTACCGTCTAGAAGCTCCGAGTCATACCCGGCGTCCTTCCTGTTGGTCTGAACAAGGTACTCCTGGAGAGCGTAAAGTAGCTGTAGCTTTGCCGCGCTCTTAACAGCAAAGTCTGCCATCACGGGAACCGTCCGAATGTCGAAAGCAACAAAGGCCTGACCCGCCCAATTACTTCGGATAGCCTGAAAGACCCCGTTCAGGTTCTCGTAGTCAGCAAATGCGCGACGGCCAGATGCCGCAGCCTCTAGGTCAATCTTCTTGTGCTTCAGGATATTGGCCTTCGAGACATTGAACACGCCAGCATTGTCAATTTCCTTGAGGAACTTTACGTATCGATGGAAGTCATCGGCAACCTGGTAAGTCAAACCAGGCAGGTAGAACAAGTGTTCCAATTCCTGCCCAACTGCCTTGCCCATCATCCGAGCATCCATGTTCATGCCCCCTTTAATGAACCCGGCCATATTGCGGTATGTTTGCTTGCCGTGACCAAGTACCCCCCGGTACATCATGGAGACACCCCTTTCTGTAACCGACAGCAACTCAGCCTTGTTAATGGCCATACCGGGACCGCGCCCCATACTACCAACCCACCTCTGGAAATGAACGGACCTCGCTCTCGACGTTCCAAAGTCCTTGATGGCCTGCTTGTAATACTTCCAGTTCAGAGGATTCCACAAGGCTATCCCTGCCACGGGAGCGAGGACCAGGATGTTACCTAGCCAGTTCGTAGCGTGCGTACCGACTGACATGATCGTGTGAGCCGCCTTGAAGAATCGCAAAGAGACCCCGCCAAGACCTGCGTACTGCTTGGCAAGCTTGTACTGGCCCATCCACTCATACGCAATGTCTATATCCAACATCCCGTTTAGCTTGCCGTATCGATGGACACCCGTGCCGTGTATCTTCTCGTTGACGATAGCAACCAAGTTGCCCTGGTTGTCCATTATAAAGCCGCCATCGGCCTTATTAGCAAGTCTCTTAGGCAGGGTCTCTGCGTAGAAAATCGGGACCCGGCTCTCGGCCTGACCAGACAACTCCTTCCGCATGTTTATAAGTGCTGCCTTGGCCTCCTCAAACGCAACCTCGGTCTTTGCGCCCTGCAAATTGGCAATGGCATCCTCGATACTCGCAGGCTGCTTCACAGTCGAAGCTCGTCTGGCCTCCGCTCTCGCCTTGCTAACCACCTTGTCGGCACGTAAAAGCTCATCGGCGCTACCACTTTTCTTTGCAGCCTCACGCGCGACCAGAGCATCCTCGACACTGATGCCAAACATCTTACTCTTGGTGAACGGTGTAAGCGATGCCGCATCGCCGCCAATAATGTCATAATACTTTAGCATCTGCATGTCGTAGTAATGCTTTGATAGCGCAGCCATTTCCTCTGGAAAACTGTCAGCCAGTCTGAGACCCGCGCCACTCCCATCATCGAATAGCTGACCCGCTTTCCGCTCCTCCAGGCCAAACTTCTTACGCATGTTGTTTCTCATAAGCGACCGGCCCATGATCTCCCCGTCCAGCTTCTGGCGAAGCGCGAGTAGCTCAGTAAGCTGGGACTCAAGGTTTGGCGTTGAAACCCACTCCTTGTAAAAGGCGATTCGGGTCTTGTAGTCCTTCCAGAATATCTCGTACTTCTCAGGGAAGTAATAGGCAAACGCCTTCTCAGGTGCCGATAGTGCCATTGCATCTAAAGCAGCCCGGTGCGCCTTTATTGTAAACCTGGCCAAGTCCTCGTATCTATTGGCAATATCAAGCGTCCGCTGGGCCTCCGGTGTAATCTCAAAACCTTTCTTCAGGGTGTAGAGACTCTCCCCTCGACCGGCTGTCGGGTGGTAGTCGAGATAGCGTGCAAACCGGCTGTCAGCATCAAACTTCATCAATGCCTGAACTGTCGGGTACTCGGACGGGTGGAGCTTGGCAACGGCCTCGCCAAGGAGGTGGTGGTAGAGTTGGGCATCACCCTGCGTTTGCCGCATTGCCGCTTGCTCCACGACGGGCATCCTGTTTTCTGGGTCCAGGAACGCCTTCCTCATTCTGGCCCGGTCAACTCGCTTATTCCACCACAGAGGGTTCATGAACCGGCCCGGTCCATCCATCAGAACCCTAGCACCACGCCACGCTGCCGCTGCTTGTCCGGCGACTGGAAGATGGAAGTACGCAATATCGTCTAAGATCTCCGCCGTCTCCACATAGAAGTTGTAGTCCTTCAGGTCCTCCAAGGCGCTCTTAGGTAGAAGGGGGTTGGGGACCATTTCCTTGGGGGCGGATTTTGTGACATTGGCCAAGCGGGTCAGGTTCTCACTCTCAGAAGCTGCCTCGGCTATGCTTACCCGGGTCTGCCTTAGGTTTTCAGCAAGATCGTCCACGCGAGCTACCATCTTGCGGACCTGGGTAAAATCCCTTACGGCCTGAGCATCTCTAGCAATCGACAGCATCTTGGCTCTGCTTGCTGGGTCTTGGACCTTATACGCGGACCTCATGTAACGTATGATGTCTTGATCGACAATCTCAGCGAAGCTGCCCACCCCCTTGGCCGGATCAAAAGCAATCGAAGTCTCGCCGGGTCTTGATATTCCTCGGGCCTTTTCTAGGCCCTTCGTGTACTTAGCGACTCTCCATTCGGTGAGCTTCAGGTCAATCTCCATCAACTGGCTCATGGATGCCTTGCTGTTCGCGGCCATCTCCTCCAGGTGTATAATCGACGCATCGACTGCCGCCTGTTTCTCCGCGTTGGCAGCGAGAATCTGCTTACTCACACCAGCCGCATCCTCAACCATTACCTCCACGCCCATGAGGTCGGCCTGGGCGGCCACTCTCCGCATCGCAGCGCGAGCGACCAGCCGAGCGGCAGCAGCGGGTATCTGATACAGGAGGGCGATGTCAAAGAACGCTTTGAATGCACCCTTCTCAAGCAAGGTGCCTGGGCTGCTGACTAGCTCACCGTAGCGATCAGCAAGATGATGACCTAATTGCGACAGGACATTCCCAGTCTTGGATATCTTTTCCTCAACCGTAGCCGTGCTACCCCAGTACTCACCAGCCTTGTAAACTGCGTAAACAAGGTCACCGACAAGCAGAGGGGCGTTGGCTACCTCGCTGATAGTGGCCTCTTTGATCTTCCCCCAGTCAGCAGCAGCAAGTGAACTGCCCCAATGTTCAAAGGCTGCGACCCCTATGCCATCAAGTGGGTCACCCTTCTCCCCTTTGGCAATCCACTTTGACATGATCGGCATAATGGCCTTCACCGCCCAAGGGGTATTATCAATATCACTAGCGGCCTCGCGGAGCTTGCCTGCTGCCAGAGCGGCCTTCTGGCCAGGGTTGCTCGGGGAAACCTCCGCTGCAATCCTATCAATCGCGTCCGCGCCGCTCACTAAGTCAGTGGCGTAATCCAGTATAGCCGCAGGCAGTTCGCGATTCAGCGTCCGACTTATACCTGGAAGCGTGCCACCCCACCCAGTCCTGTACGCATCCATGCCAAGCCATAACTTCCAACCCGGCACCTCCGCTCGTTTACCCTGCTGCATGGCAATCTGGGTCCTCTCACTCAGAGGGAGGTAGGGAGCAAACATTGTGGCAACAACCGAATGAATTGCGCTAACAACATGCTCAGGAGCGCCCTCGGGGGCAGTCATCTCACCATACGGCCCCATGACGACGTCGCCCTTGGTCAAGCCACGCGACTCTGCCTCGAGGTCAAGTTGATCTCTCAACAGCCCACCGCGCTCAACCCACAGCGCCTCACCAACCTCCCTGTCCTCAGCATTTGGACCGGCCTCATCAACCCTCATGGAGGCAGTTCCAGGACCCTTATCCATCTTGCCGACCCGAGCGATAAAGACCATCATGATGTAGTCTTCCTTCGTCATGCCCTCTGCAACCATGGACTCGCGAAGGCTGGGCGGAGTCGATAGCACCGGTCTCATCTTTTCGTCATAATCAGGAATGGCCTCCCGGATACCAGGTATCTCTGGCGTCGGGAATCCGGGGCTTAGGGGCTGACCAGTCTCCTCGCTTGTCCGAGTAAGCATATGCTTCACGCCCGTCCCGTAGGGGTCTGGCGCTCCGATCACCTTATAAGGCGGTGGCTGCTTGAAGTAATCCATCGTGGAATACGGAGCTTTCTTGGCCAGATGGTCCGTGCTCTTCTGAGGTATGCCGACTCCGAGATCACGCGCTATTGTGTCGAAAATATCATCTTCCGATTCCAGGTCCACAGCCGGGTCGGAGCCAACCATACCAGGAGGGGGGCTAGGTTCCCCTGCCCCGCCAACTCCGATATCCTCCCCGATCTCGTCAAAGATATCACCACCCTGGCTACCGTTACCCATGCGTTACCTTATTTACCGGAGGCTTTCTGGGTGATCTGGCGGCCCACCCTGTGCCATACCCACCGAATGGCCTTATTGGCGGCATCCCGAGAATTGGACCCCTCCCTCATGAATTTATTCTTGAGCACCCTCAAAGCGCCCTTAATGGTGGTGTTAGAGTTGCCAACTGCTATCTGGATTCCATCGCCATGCTTCTGGAGCATACTAAGCTTGTTACCCGCCCCTCCGGGCTTTAGGCCACTGACTCTCGTTACCACCCGTCGCTTGCTTTTGCTTAGATCTGGCGCAGGAGTAGCACCAGACTTGATCTCGTCTTGAATAACTTGAGCAAGATAATCAGTGGGGGTTCCTTGGAAGTCCGCTGGGACGGTTAGGAAATCTTGTGCGCGGACCTTAATGGATCCACTACTCGGCTGGTCTAGCGGAATAGAACTCCTCACTGCCTTCCCCAACGGGCCTACCTTCCCTGTTCTTGCCTCCCAGATGCGGTTGATCCGCTGCTTCTCGGCAAAGGTCCAGGTGTCCACCTGAGATTGAATCAGCAGCAAGTCCAGTCTGTTGTTGAAATCAAACTGACTCGCATTCATCTTGCCCTTCGCAAGTAAATCAATCTCATACCGGCGGAGCTTCCAATTTGCCACCCTTTTAGCTGAGTCCCCCTTCCTATCGACCCTTGCCTCCCCAATATCGAAGCCCTCATGTTTCAAATTATCGCGCAGTGCAATAAACCCCAGGGCGGTCTTCCCTTCCTTCTTTAGTCTGGCTATGTCACCCCCGTAGTACTTTGTTGCAAGCGCTGCTATTGCTTCATGACCACCACCAGTCATATCCCCCTGCAACTCGTTGATCCACTTCAGGTTTGCTTTTTCGGTACCGCGATTCCCTTTGGTGTTAACCCCGATGGAACCGCCAATGAGGTACACGTCAATCTCATCCTCTGCGTCTTTGTAATTATTCATGTTGGTAACAACGCGCCCGCGCTTGAAATCACCAGCATTTTTAAATATCTCACCAATCGTCTTGATGTTGGCTAGCTTATCCTTCTTTTTCTGCACCTTTGCCGCTGCTTCCGCCTTTGCTTTTGCAACAGATTCCTTGGCTAATTGCTCCTTAGCCATCTGTCTGGCATACCGCTTAGCGCGTGCCTTGAAACCCTTGGGTTGCTCAATCGCCTTGCCTACAGCCGCTTCAACCTTCTTGACTGCGCCTTCAACCGTTATCGGTTTCTCTGCCGCCGGAACAGCCTCTGGCTTTAATGCCGCTTTAGATGCCAGCACGCGTAACCCCGCATACTCAGGGCGTCCCTCAACATCAACCCTCTTGCCCGCCAAGTACGTGATCATGTCTTTGGCCTGGACTGGTGTCATCCCTCTGGTTGGGATTGACTCCGCTCCCATGGGTGCCTCATCAGCTAGCTTTCTTAGCTGCTCAAAATCAGGCTGGCCCTCTGGGTCAGCGATACCGCTCGAGGCATAGAAATTGAGGGTCTTTTGCGCCTCAATACCTGCCAACTCAGACTCAGAGAGAGACGGCTCTTCTGATGATGGCATGAACCGCCCTGCACCCTCTGGTCTATCCATCCATCGAGGGGGTGGCCCGCCACGGTGCTCCGCTTTCGTTTCACCAGGCATATACATCGGCGCGGGGCCGCCAGTGAAGTAGCTCAGCATTGCTCTCGGGTCTTCAGAAAAATATCTCTTTGGATCTGAAGTCCGCAGGAGGCTCGTCTCCTCCGCCGTCATCATCTCGGGCGGTGGCGTCAGGTCTGACAGGGCCTTACTAAGGCCGCCTGCTTGCTTGTATTTAGCATCCATGAGAAGGGCTTTTCTCGCATCCGCCCTCTCCATTGCTGCTTCGGCAAGGAGCTTCTCACGCTCATCTGCCGTCCACATGGGAACATCGACATCCATTGTGTGTTTTTCTTCTGCAAGCCTTCGTTGCAACTGAGCCGATGGCATGTAGTCCTTGATAAGAGCACCGCCAGCATCAACAAGGCCACCCCCTATCTGACCCAAGGCTCGCTCACCGACGCGCTCCCAGAAGCCGGGTCTGGCATCAATCTCTTTCTGCTGCTGCGCTGCCTTCATCCGGCCCTGCGCGACTGCAGTGAGGAAGCCCGGTGCTAGGTTTGATATTGGCATATTACCCTCTTACTCCACGAATGAATTGATATAGTCGTTCCAATCTTTAAAGCCCTTGGCTTGGGCAAACTGGTTCAGTGTGAATTTATTAGCATATTCCTCATCCGACACGATTGAGTTGACGTATTTTTCGTATTCCGACTCAGCCTTTTTCTCAGCCTTAGCCCAGGTTGCCTTGTCAGGACTACCACTCTGCTGTTCGTCGTCCTTCTTCTTCAAGTGCCATAAGCCATCTTCCTTATAAAGCGTAATACTATCGAACACATCACCCGCAGACTTATTTGGGTCGCTAAGGCTGTCAAGGATGAAAGCGAGTGCGCCCTCATCGTATACCTGTGCCAGCGAAGCCATGTTGTTGAACTCAATGTATTTATTGGAGAGTGAGTCCTGTTCCTTCTGGGTATCCCACTTGTCCTGTTCGAGCGCGTGCATCATTTCGAAGATCGCCATGCGATTCTCTTCACTCAACCCTTGCCCATACATAGCCATGTAAGCCTTCATCTTGTTGAGCTTCTCATCAATGGCCAGCTTTGCATTTTCAAAGCGTAAGTTAGCAATCGCTCCAACGGTCTGCGAGGCTATCTGCCCCATGCCCTGACCCAAGAGACCGGATGCGCCCATTCCTCGAGCGGCCATCTGCTGGGCAAAATCAGCAATTTGCTCTGAGGACGCCATCTTCAACTGGGAGATCTGACCCGCAAGCTCCTCCTTGGAGATGCCGGTTTCCTCGCCCAGGTAATCGAACATTTGATCCACGACTTGCTTCGTCAAGTTGTCTGACTTATACTCGGTGTCGGTCTGAGGCTCGTCGTCCCAGACAAGTGGATCTCCTTTCGCGTCATACTGATTACCAAACGTATCTGTCCAACCTATCTGGTTTCCAAAGTCATCTACCAGCGGCTTGAAGCCCTTGGACTCGGCCTCTTGAGTAAACGCATCAACAACTGCTTGAGCTTCTTCGTCGGCTGTAGACTGGCCTGCTGCTAGTATTTTTTCAGCATCCTCTACACCCGTACCTGTCCAATCACCTGTGATCCACGGACTATCCTCTGGGGCCTCATCGAATTTGGGTTTTATCCCACCCTCTGTAGGCTCTGGTTCCTCTGCAGGGACCACGGGCATGTCCCCGCCCTGACCACTACCCTCCGCCTTCAGGATATCGTACTGGAAAGGAGCCTCCAGCCCACCAATATCACCCACTGGAGTGCCAACTGCATCAATGCCACCCGCGTATGCAGGCGTTATGCCTGTGCCAGGTTCGAGGCTAGTGAGCACTTGATTCATACCGGGGACCTGAGGGCCACCGCCCATCGCCTTGCCCCCTGCGCTAAGTATCCGCTTTGCCGCAGCCTGCTTGGCTGGGTCGTACGCCGGGGCAGGTCCCGCAGTAGCCCCAGATGGACGTTGCCTTGGGTCGAATGGCTTTGTTACAGGGATTGGAGGCTGCCCTGGCTTAGGCTGCTTTAGTCGCGCCAGTGCCGCCATCTGCATCATGCCGCCTGCCCGTGGTGGGGCGCTGGGTGCCTGCTGGCCTGCGGAGGCAATCTGCCCAGGACTGCCAGCGATCTTCGGGTTCTTATAGGCCTTCTTTTCGTACATTGCCATAGGTTAGCTCCTGTTATCCGCTTTGGCCCATAAGGTGATTGTCACATCTTCTAGGTCTCCAGTCGTCCCGCCACTAGAATCAACCAGCGTAAGCCCCAGGTACAGCGCACTGCTGGCAGCAGAGCTTGTGTAGCCACTTCGCAGCGCAGTCCTTGTCTGGAGTTCATTATCAGCATCAACGTTTGGCGGCGCGTCGAATACCCGAGTCGATGTGGTGTCTGGATTCAGCGTGGCACTACCATCCCAGGCTGTATAAAAATTGGCCTTTACGGAAGCCGTTGTCACATTGGCGCAGTGAAGCTGTATCTCGACCGGGGTAAGCGTGACGCCTACTGGCACCCTGAACGCATACACGTGCTGGGTGTCTGTGCCGATATCCACAAACGATTGGGTCCAGGTCATCACAATGTTATGAGCCGAGTTCGCTATCTTGTTGTTCGGTATCCCTGCGGAGATGTATGTGTTCGTCTTCTCAAAGTTTGCGTTCAACACAGAGGCCGCAACTGTTGCGCCTGGAACTAACTCAGTGTAATCTATTGGACTTCCCATTATGATCTCTCCTCGACTTTCTCAGGCCCGATTGCGTTCAGCAGGGACCCGGTACTGATATTTCTGCCTGTGAAGTAGCTTATCTTTCGACTACCGGCGTCAATAGAGTTTCCAGTTACGACCGTTCCGCTGACATTATCACCTAAGTAAATATCACCGCCATTAGTTTCGACAATATTTCCAGTAACCATGCCGCCCTCGCAGGTCCCGCTGTACTCAACGGCGTTCGTCGTAACCGACGTAAAGCGACAGTCGCGAACAGCACACCAGTCAGCGCTCTCAACCTTTACCCCATTAGAAACATCCTCAAAGACGCAGTCTCGAACTGTGGACCGCTGACCGTCCAACTCAATGACTGCCCTGGCGCTGGCCATATTATCAATAAACCGGATACCCTCAACGGTCACGCCCTCACCCTTGAAGATCAACATCGACTCAGCAGTGGAGCCTGTTGAGGCTCGCCTGAGTATGGTCCTGCCCGGTGAGGTGCTATAGATATGCAGGTTCTTCGTATTGATGGTCATGCTGCCGTGGAGGAACCAAATGCCCTCTGTCAGAAACACGCGCCCGCCCTCGGCACCTACGTTACCGAAGATCTCACGCAATGAATACGCATCCGAGAACACAGGCCCCAGGCCACCGTTAGCGCCTGCCTCGGCCTCAAGCTGCTGGCCTATGACCCGAAGACGATAGTCGTCCCCCCATATTATCTGGGGCTTGCGCTTGCCTCTGCGAAATAACCGGCTCATCGCGTATCCCCGGCCTGAACCTCAACGAAGACGCTTTGAACTGCAAGCTCAGTGGGTCTGATTGTACTACCATAGCCCGAGCACAGCGCCAAACGAAGGCTCCGTGATCGAATGGACGCGCTTTCAATCTTCGAGGTAAACCAATCCTGGTCCTGATATGTGAGCGGCTTTCCTCCATCAACACCAAAGGTAATACTTGTTCCGTTATCAGGAATGAAACCCGCTTGGAACAAAATCTCCGTGGCACCGTTGGATTTATTTGCACTGGCAACGACTCCAGTTGTTGCGTCAGAAAACTGCTGCCCTGACACCGTATCACTGACAACAGTCTTAGTAACCCCGCCCGTGGTCCATTCAATAAAATGACCACCAAGGACATCAGTCCAGTAGGGCTGCGCCGAAAGACCGAGCGTCACCGTTGCTGAAAATCCGGCTGTCGATCCATTGCCCGTACCCACGACGACCGAGTCCTTGTAAGCGCCAACATCATAGAAGAAGTTGCTGGTCTCGGCAGGATGGAGAGATACTGTTCCCTCAGTGTATTGCCTGTCCGTACTATCTGCATCCGTAACCGTGCCCGCCGAGTTCACGAACTGGGCATCTGCGTGAGCTTCCTCACCGTAGGCCATCCAGAATGCTGGGTCCGACATTTCGTCAGAGGACCCATGGCTTAGCATCTTCAGGCGTATCGGTCGATAGAGGCTGACCGTGTTGTTCTCCTTGAACATCCGGCCACTGATAAAGACCATCTGAACGTTCTTCTTTGATGCTGTGCTGCCAACGCCATACTCATCATGGCCGCCAGCGTACTCAAAGATGCCGCCGGTTGAGCTACTCACGAAGATGCGCTCTCTGCCGCCTATCGCCACGCTCACGCCATCGTACATGCAGCACTGTGGAGCGGCGGCGGTTGATGCCCCGTGTGTGAACACAGACCATGCCTGATGGTGGTAGTCATAGACAAGGGTTAGGTTCCAGTCCTCTGCATTGGCTCGGGTTGGGTTGACGCTCCACCATATCTGGTTTTTGGACTGAACATGGACAACCTGCGCCCTGTTGAGATTATCCCTTGATATTTCAAACGGATACCCAAGGCTGTATAGGTCTGTGCGGACTTTTTCTGGCAGATAGGTGCTCAGGTGCTTGCCTGTGAAGATTGAGTCAATCTGTTTGGATATCTTCTGAAGGGACCCTTGTTGGCCTGTCCCTGTATAGGCATACACGCCGTCACGTGCCATAAACATTAGCACGCCACCCACCTCAATGATGGAGTTAGGTGCCACGCAGCCCACGCCGTCCACGGCCTTGAACATCTGCCAAGTCTCATAGGACCCACCCGTCTGCGAGTAGATGGCTTGGTCTGTAAATACAATCAGTTGGCCTAGGAAGCTTTTCAGGCCGGTCACGTTCTCACGGATGCTGACAGTCGAGAAGCTAAACGCGCTTATGCCAAGCGGGTCGAACGGATCCGTCCGCCATATCCAGTTCGGGAAGATCTCACCTATTGCCCTGTCTTCCTCATCGATGTTTTCCTCAGGCATTTCCGTTTGCAGGTCTTCCAAAAGGTCGGTGAAGGCGATTTGGAAATTACTAGCAAAGCCAGCGTAGTAAACTGAATCTTGGTGGACCGTTGCAATCAGGCACCGTGGGTTCATGCCCCAGTAAGCCATGCTTAGTTTTTTTAGCCGCTTCGACTCTTCAATGACATCAACCGTCCGCAATGACGACGAGTCTTCAGACGCATTGAAGAGGTACATTTGATTCGGTGTCGTGATTATGGTCACGTAGTTCGGCTTTGTCTTTATCTTCGACTGTGCGCCAGGGTCCTCGAGTCCCTTTAAGATCACACTCACAAACGAACACTCAAACTCCAGGTTAGCAGGCTCACCCATATCGCTTGTAAGGTCCTGAGCCTCGCTGGACGTGAATGAGGTTGCAGCGCCATGTATCTTATGGGACCTGAACATAATACTCCCATCAACGGACGACCTTGGGCCAATGGAGAGCAGGTATGAAGGCTTACCCTTCTCCCGATGCACATACAATCGGGCCTTTGCAGGGGCCTCTTGTATGACCCGCTTGAAGCCTTGGCGAGGTTCAATATACCCGCGACTGAAGTCAACGTTGAGGGCTAGCTGGCAATGACCATCCGTTTGGTAGGTCTCCCGCTCCTCCATCCCGACCCAAGGGCCTGAGAATACTGCAGGTTTTTTACTCCCACGGGGCACGGGTAACCCTCACACTCATAGGCTCATCAACATTTCTCATGTGAGCGTTGTTATTCATGCGAGCAAGACCCTCTTGCCATAACCCCTCAATCGTCATGTTCTGCCCTTGCTGCTTTGAGTTCATAAGCTTAGCCAGGTACACGCCGACTAAGTCACCGAACTCCTGTGCAGCGCCATTGGTTAGGGTTGTGGATAAGGTTGTGGCCAAAAGCATGTGACCGTCAGCAGTGAGGTCAGGTAGGTGGTTTATCCAGTAGATGTGCATGTTTACATCTTGGTCTGGCATCGGTGATGCGTACAGCCGGTTCCTGACCAAGACATAGTGCCTTCCCATGGAGTCGTAGCTGCCGCTTGCAGTGCGTTCAACCATGTTTCGATCTACAAAGCGCATGGTACGCCACTTGACTGCCGGGTTCGTCCTTGAGGGCACCGCAGCGCTCTCAGTCTCTTCGATGCCGATGATCTTATAAGGAAGAACGCCAACACCTAAGATGCTGGCAGTATCAAGCTCAACGTACTGAGCATCCTTGGTGAAAGTGAATGGGCCACTTGAGCTTTCAATGAAGTACTCAGGGTTTGTAGCCACAAGCTCCCGAAATACAACGCGATTCGCCTCATTGAGCAAAGCATTTTGCTCCGCCTGGGACCAGAAGAGGTCGCCTGTTTCATCAAGCAACACCTTCGCAAACCCTCGCGCATCCTCCAGGGTTATAACCTGTCCACTCCACGCCATAGTCTAACTCCCAAAGAAGAAACGCTGTGAATGACTCTTATTGTAATTGTAGCCGCACAACGCATCCGCAGCCTTCTTTATTCGTGGGTAAATCAAGTGCTTAGCGGTGTAGTCCTCATCGTCCTGCTCGCTTCGCTCCTTGCCCTCCTCTAACCAGTCAGCGTGGTCGTACTGTTTCATGTACTTATCCACACCCTCCCGCCAGAGGTCACATCGACGAATGTATGGAATCAGACGGGGGTCCCTGATGTTCAGAGCGACCCCGTCGTCATCCTCCCAGACCTTCCAGGTGTAGGGAACTCTCTCCCTTGTCGGGATGGTTTGCACCCCGAACTTCACCTCGACGGTCGCCTCAACAATACGGGCGATCATCCAGCGCTTTTCCTTGCCACACCATCCCACGGTGATCTTATCATCATGGGTTGCCTCCTGAATACGACGGCTCTCGCCCTTGTTCCACTTGACACGTTTGATGTCACGCCACTGAAGTTCGCTTAGTATCATTATGCGTCCGTTGGGTCTGCCTGGTCATTCACTTGCGTATCCGGCGTCAACTTGGGTAAGTACTTGATTTCCAAGCCAATCAACCGTGGATCGTTCGCAGTATCTAATGTGCAGTGTACGAATATCCGCAACATATCCTTTGTCCCGGTAATGCCATCGGTTGTACTCGAATCTGCCTTGGCCCATGGGGTTGCCAGCGGGACATTGATCGACGCAGCAGTGTCCGATACTGAGGCAAATGCCGTTGGCGCAGTCGTTACTGGCGCAGTTCCAAAGTCCACCTCGCTGACAGAGAAAGCAAAGGTCTCCGTAGCTCCACCCGCTGAAGCTGCTGCCCAGATAGCCCGGTAGAAGACATTGTTATCCCAATCAACGTTCGTTGGTGTCGTCATTGACACATGTACTTGGTCATCGCCACCAGCGAACTGCCAAGCCATAAACCCAGTGGTTGCAACTTCTTCAAAGTTATCGCCGCTAGCGCCGGTATCTTGGCCTGACGTGCCGTCATCTACCTTGTCAAAGGCCGCAGCCGGAAAGTATAGGCTCTGGTACTTATAGTTAATATTCTTATCGCGAATCATGATTTACCACTCCACAGTTTACCCCCCATTGCGGGGATACTAAGTAAGAAAAGCACCCAGGGGGCACATGCCCCCCAGGTGATACTAGGCACGACCCTAGAAGATCAAGTTATCAACGCTGATGTCAGTGAGAACCGTTTGCGAGAAACGACGCTCAAGACCCATGTTGCCATACCAACACATGAAAGCTTCCCAGCTATCAGAGTTAGCCATTCGGCTAAATGTGCTGCCATCACGGTCTGCAAAAGCCCAATCCTTCATCACGTACAACTTGATGTCGTTTGTGTTGAGGAAGAAGAGCTTGTTGTAGGGAGCCATTCGGTCAAACTCAAGCGGCATAGGCGTTGTGCCACCCGCATAAGTCAACTTCTGGAATCCACCTTTTAGCTGCTCAGGGGCGTAACGAACGTCACTGGTCAGCAAGTTGATGTACTCACGCCGAATGCTGTGATGACCCATGACAAGGTTAGGCTCTCCGCCAGCAACCTCATCAGCAGTATCAATAGCAAGCTGCATCAGTTCCAGGGACAACGGGCGATTCTCACCGCTGTTGTCCAGCACATTGGCTTTCCACTCGGGGTTAAGTCCGGTGTCAACCGTCTGGAAGTCATCGTCAGCATCAGTCACCATGAATGACAGGCCAGTAATCTCCTTATTGAAGGAGTTATCACTGGAGTCACCAAGAACACAGACATCATTGATGTCCAAATTAACTGCACCGCCAGTATTGTTCTTCAACGTTGCCTGGGTTGTGCTCGTTATTGCAGTAACGTCCAGTATCCGTGCAGCCGCTGCCGTCTTCACCGTGCCCGCATTGGCCCCTGTCGCCGTACCAAAAGCAAGCTTCATTCCTGGCTTCAGATAACGAGTTCCTGGGTTATCAAAGGTAAACGTAGCGCTGCCCTCGTCAGCCAATGAACCAGGTTCGGCATTAAGCTGAGCCAAGATACCAGTGTTGGTTGATGTACCATCTGTTGCGGCAACAGGATTGCCCCATACTTGACGATTCATATCGACACGTAAGTCGCGACGAAGACCCTCAACCTCAGTACGAAGTGCTGAAGCGAACGCGCCCTTGTCACCTTCAGATGCTGCGATAACAACACCTGTCAACTCGATGCGTCCATACATGAACTTCGAGTTGATCTTACTCTCGACGTACTCTTGACGCCCAGCAGTCGGCAACGTGCCGCTTTCGCCACGAGCACCAACACCGTGGTTACGGCGAAGATGGACGGGGAAAAGAACACGACGACCGTTCCACTTTCGTTTGGACTTCTCGACGTATTGAAGGATAGTGATTTTATTATTGAGATGCTCGCGAACGGGACCCTCGTAGAACTCCTTGAGTACTACATCGAAGTCGGTTCCGCCGCCAGCGCTAGCTTTTTGTGTGGCCATTATTTAGCTCCATTGCATTGAAAGTTATTCTTCACCAAAGTATTGCAACGCTGCTTCCTCAGCCGCGCCTAAGTCGTCACCAAAGTCTTTCTTTACAGGCATCTTACCTCGGCCCCTTTGTAGGGACTTGGGCGGTGCCTTATAACCTTGGCGCTTCAGGCGCTGGTTGAAAGCTTGTACCTCTGCCTCGTGGGATCTCTTAGCCAGAGCCATGACCGATGCGTTCGGGTTCTGTACCAGTGAGTTGACAACATCATTGTCGCGCATCTCAGGGTACTTCGCCTTTGCTGAACTAATCTCAGCCATAATCTCTCGCTCAGCTTGCTTGACTTGCATCTCTTGATAGCGGTGGTCATGGAACTGCTGCTGGTTTGTTATCCGGCCTTCCAGTTCCTTGACCCTCCGCTCAAGTGGATCTGCATAAGGGTCCGCCTCTTCCTGCACAGCAGGCTTAGACTTAGAATTCTGCATCTCCTGCCAAGCCCACTGATTCCACTGGGCAGTTTCTTGGTACTGCGATTGCAACTTACCAAAA